GCAAGCAAGATTTGTGCTGCCGCAGGGGTGCATGGTCAACTGGTATTGGACTGGCTCACTGTCTGCCTTCGCTAGATTCTATAAGCAGCGCACAGACAGTCATGCTCAGGTAGAAATACAAGAACTAGCTAAGATGGTTGGTAAGATTATTGCACCAATTTATCCAATATCTTGGGCAGCGTTAACGGAAGGATTAACAAAATGAATAAACACATAATAACAGTCATAAAATGGATTGAGTCTGACAACACAAGAGTAGTATGCAAAAAAATTTACAACAACAAAGTAGTATACGAAACGGAGCAAAAATGATTAATATAAATTTATTGCATACTAACGCAAAAATACCACAGCGCGGCTCTGACGAGTCAGCAGGGCTTGATTTGTATACTGTTGATAGTGTAACAATACCACCAGGGCACCGTGCTTTATTGCGTACAGGGTTTGCGATGTCAATACCAAAAGGATATGTTGGTTTAATATGGCCGCGCAGCAAGTTAGCCGCCAAAATGGGTATTGATGTGCTTGCCGGGGTGGTCGATTCTGATTATCGTGGTGAGGTTATGATCAGTTTGTTAAACACTGGGTTTGATCCTGTTGAAATTAAAACAGGCGATAAGGTAGCCCAAATGATTATACAACGTCATTCTTCTAATATGATAATTAACCAGGTGGATGATTTGGATAGAACGATGAGAGGTAAATCTGGCGTTAATTCTAGTGAAATGCGGATAAGATAGGTTGCAACGTGCTTATACTGTATAATACAGCATAGGCACTTTTTAACATCTCCAAAGGAGACATCATGGCAAAGCCAAAACATTACGAGCATTCAATTAAAAAAATTATTGATTTAATACCATACGTTAATAATTCACGTACCCACAGCGACGAACAAGTAAATCAGGTTGCAAGCTCAATAAAGGAATTCGGATTTACCAGCCCGGTATTAATAGATGAATCAGGCGGGATTATTGCAGGCCATGGTCGAGTCATGGCAGCAAAAAAATTAAACTTAGAAGAAGTGCCTTGCATCGAATTGAAAGGGCTGACAGAGGCGCAGAAGAAAGCGTATGTTATAGCAGACAACCAGCTCGCTTTGAATAGTGAATGGGATTTGGATACATTAAGGCTAGAGGTTGAGACTTTGCAGGAGTTAGACTTTAATCTTGATTTATTGGGCTTTGAAACTGATGTAATAGACAAGTTGCTAGATATTGACGCAGAATTTCCAATTTTACCAGATGGCGATCGAGATCCTTTTCAGCAAAAGACATTCACGCTACACGATGAGCAGGCAAGCGCTATTGATGACGCGATCACAAAAGCAAAAACAGATCCGCGAATTGACACTGGGGTGAATGAGAATTCAAACGGAAACGCGATATCTTGGATATGTGAACAGTTCTTGCGAGGTGATGAAAATGGCTAGTGCTAAAGATATTTTTATTAAACCGATTAGGGGAAGTGTTGCAAGGTCGATAATAAAGAAATACCACTACAGCGGAAAGTCTACGCAAAACAGTCAGTTACATTTTGGCGTATTTATTGAAGGTAAACTTGAAGGTGGTTTGCAATTTGGGCCGCCAATTGATAGAAGAAAAATGCTACCAATTGTTGAGTATTCAAAATGGGGTGATATGATTGAATTAAACCGCATGGCGTTTGGTGAAGGGTTGCCAAAGTTTAGCGAAAGCAGAGCTATTTCTGTTTGTATGAAAATAATAAAAAAAGAATACCCACAAATAAAATGGGTTGTTAGTTTTGCAGATGGATGCCAATGTGGTGACGGTACGATATACAGGGCAAGCGGTTTTGTTTTAACAGCAATAAATAAAAACTCAACCATGTATAAAACTCCATCGGGTGAAATAGTCGCAGACAAAACATTCAACAACTCACCAGTTAGAGAATACAAAGGGCTAAAAATAAAGGACTGTGAAAAAATAAAAGGCTTTCAACTTAGGTATATCTATTTCATCGACAAATCATACCGCGAAAGGTTAACAGTGCCTATTTTGCCGTTTAGCGATATTGACAAAATGGGAGCGGGGATGTATAAAGGTGTTGCGCGTGTTACAAAGGCTAATTCTGGCGACCAGTTAGAAAGCGGCGGGGCAGTACCGACCAGCACGCTCCAATCTCAAGGGGTATCCAATGCCTAAAAACAAAGGTGGAAGGCCGCCGGTAGTATTAACTGATGATCAAATAATTGAACTTCAAGCACTATCCGCTGTTTTAAATAAAAATCAACTTGCTGATTATTTTGGTGTTTCACATGTTACTTTGCTTGCAATTGAAGAGCGCCAACCTGCAGTTTCTTTATCTTATAAAAAGGGGAAAGCGCGAGCGATAGCATCAATTGGCGGTAATTTAATAAGCCAAGCCAAGTCTGGAAACACTGCCGCAGCTATTTTTTACCTTAAAACGCAGGCAGGTTGGAGAGAAACACAAGACAATACGGCAAGTGATTCAGCACAACCGCTAACTATTAATTTTGCAGTTGCGGACGCGGTAAAGGATGTCAAGATAACTAATGCCGATACTTAGCGCACCGCAAAACATATTTTTAAATAAGCTGAAAACACCATACAGAGCGTATGTTGGCGGGTTTGGTAGCGGTAAAACGTTTATAGGGTGCATTGATTTACTTAACTTTTTTGGAAAGCACCCAGGGACAACACAGGGATATTTCGGTATTAGTTACCCATCAATGAGGGATATTTTTTACCCTACATTTGAGGAAGCCGCGAATATGCTTGGGTTCACTGTTGTCATACGTGAATCAAATAAAGAGGTTCACGTTTACCGGAACGGGTTTTTTTATGGTACTGTGATTTGTCGGTCAATGGATAACCCAGCATCAATAGTCGGCTTTAAAATATCACGCGCATTAGTTGATGAAATTGATGTACTGCCAAAAAATAAAGCGAATAATGCATGGAATAAAATCGTCGCACGTATGCGCTTAAAAATTGAAGGCGTTGAAAATAGCATTGGTGTTACTACTACCCCAGAAGGTTTTTTGTTTGTCTATTCGAAATTCAAAAAAGACCCGTCAAAAAGTTACTCCATGGTTCAGGCTTCGACATACGAAAACGAACAATATTTACCTGAAAACTACATTGAAACATTAAAAGAAACATACCCAGGTGAGCTGATTAACGCTTACATTGAGGGTGATTTTGTTAATCTAACATCTGGCACTATTTACAGTGAATTCGACAGAGTTGTAAATAATACAGACGTGACATGGAATGGGCGCGAATCGGTTCATATAGGGATGGATTTTAACGTTTGCAATATGAGCGCAGTGATTGCGGTTATAAGAAAGGGTATTTGTTATGACGTTGACGAGATAACAGGTGGGTATGATACGCCAAGCATTATCCGCACAATACAAGAGCGATACCAAAACTGCCAGGTTAACATATATCCTGATGCCAGTGGCAAAAACAGAAACGCACAAGGCGCGTCCGAATCATCAATTCAATTATTAAAGCAGGCTGGATTTCAAATATTTGCTAAAAATAAAAATCCGTTTGTAAAAGATAGAATATTGGCAGTAAACAACAGCTTTTCAAAAAAATTGCATTTTGTAAACGTTAAAAGATGCGCTGTTCACACTTCAAACTTAGAACAACAAGTATACAACAACGCAGGCGAACCTGATAAAACGGCAGGTGATGATCATACTAATGACGCAATTGGCTACCTGATACACTATAAATATCCGGTTATCAAGCCTACTACCACAGCAACGCGAATGATAGTATAATAATCAAAAATCGGTTAAGCCGATCACTTAACATAATCAAACAGGCTTAATATGACTACAGTTACAGAACCAAGAATCGAATATACCGACCAGCTAATTGATGTACAGCGCAACCGCGCGGCAGTCGCAGGCGAGCGCTCTGTAAAGCGTGGCGGTGTAAAATTTTTACCACCTTTGGCTTCCATGTGTTGCTCCATTACTTATGATGAAAACGGTGAGCAGCAGTTCAGGCAGAATATAACGTTGACTCAAGAAGGTAAGGCAGCTTACACAAAATACATCGCTCTGGCTTCTTTTTACGGCGCGACAGGTCGTACTGTAGACGGATTATCCGGTTTAATTTTTGCAAAACAACCAGTGCAGCAGTTACCAGATTTGATTGAATATCTTGATAAAAATGCAGACAGCAAAGGCAACTCATTACGCGATTTATCAAAAAAAATATGTACCGAAGCAATGATTTCACCGCGCTCAGGTTTGTTAGTTGCTCGACCATCGACACCTGAAGGCTCAAGCATTGCAGACGTTGAAGCGCAAAACCTACGGCCAAAACTATTATCGTATAAATTTGAGGACATAATTAACTGGGATTATGAAGTAATTAACAACGTCGAAAAGCTTTCGTTAGTTGTATTGTGTGAGCTAATAACCAAGCGCGATGGGTTTAAAGTTGAAGTTGAAAAGCAGTATCGCGTTTTAGAGCTAACCGATGGTGTTTATCATCAATCATTATATGATGATGGAGGCGGAATTATTGAAGCTTCAGCGCCAGTTACAATAAATGGCGGAACATCTGACGAGATACCGTTCTACTTTATTGAAGTTGGTGCAGAAAATAAATCAATTATTAATGACCTGGTTGACATGAATTTTCATCATTATCAGGTTAGCGCAGATTATAATAGTAAAAACCATTTTAGCTCGTTCACTATCTGGTATGAAACCGGCGCGGAGTCTGGCCAAAATATGCTGATGGGTAACGGCGTTAAATGGTCAAATAGAAACACTGACGCAACATTTGGCATACTACAGCCAGATGGCAATGCTGACGCGCTTAGAATATCATTACAAGACGATGAACAAAGAATGGCAGCGTTAGGTGCTGAAGCGTTAAAACCTCGCTCGAGTGGAGCTGAGAGCGCTGAAGCTAAAAGCCTTGATCAGGTTGCGCAAAACTCAACAACAGCAGATGTTGCAATTACTTGCG